CCACCGCTCGCCGTGCTCGGCGCGTAAGGACTCGACCACCTGCTCGCCTTCCCAGTAGCCCACGAGCTGCGCAGTCAGATCGTCGGGGTAACGCTGCTGCATCTGCGCAAGGCGCTGCGCGGCGATCAGCGGCTGGTAGTCGCCAACCATCAGGGACTGGCGCTCAGGCGGCAAGCGGCCCGCCGGGGCGCGGCGACGCTCCTGCGCATCCTGCCAGCCGCGTTCGACCCCGGCCCAGTCCACGTCTCGCTCAGCGTCCAGCAGCAGCCCGTACTCGCTAATGCGCCAGCCACGCTCAGCCGGCGGAGTGTTCTTGACCGCGTAGTAAATATCCGTCAGCAGGTCGGCCTGCTCAGGGGCGGTGGTCTCGATGGTGCGCAGCGTGCGGGTGTCCTGCCAGCGCGCCTCCTGCTCCGCGACCCACTGCTGGCCCTGCTCCCACAGCCCTTGGAAGAAACCGGGGGAGGTATCCGGGGTCACGCCGGCGCGCGCAATGGCCTCGTCCTGGAGTACGCGCACCACATCACCGTTGCGGTCCGTCACCAGCCTCCCCTGCGCGGTGTGGTAAAAGCCGATAGAACCATCTTCGAGCGGAGTCGGGGCGACCCAGTAACGCATGTCCTCGTGCTGCGAGGGCGGGATACCGAGCCGCGCCGGGTTGTCCAGTACCTCGTTGATCTCACGGCGCACGGCGTCCACCCCCTCGGGGAACGACGCCACCACCTGCCCCGGCAAGCGCGAGCCGTTGGAAAACTCCACCCCCTCGGAAAGCGGCGTGCCGGCAATACGCCGCACCTGCGCAATGGCCTCGCGCTGCGCGGCGCGCCGGCCCAGGTCGCGGTCGCGTGCCCGTTGGAGGGCGGCAACGTAAACATCGGACAAAAAGCCGCGCATGGAGTCCGCAAGGTCGGGGCGACCCATCGACGCGGTGAGGATGGCTTCGTTTAGCGCGCTGTCGCTGCGGATCGCGTCGGGGTCGGCCCCGGTGTCGCGGTACACGGCGGCCCGGTCCAGTGTACGGCCCTCGGCGGCGAGCGCCATCAGGTCGGTTGTAGCGTCTACGTGCCCCAGGGTGGACAGCGCCGCCAGGGTGAACATATCCCCCGCCGCCTCGCCGGCTTGGATCGCCAGCGCCGCCATTTCCACCGGGGAGTTAATCGCGGGGGCGAGGTAGTTGGTCAGAATTTCGTCGGCCTCGTCATAGCGCCCGGTCCGCAGCGCCTCGTCGAAGGCCGCGCCCGCCTCGGCAGTCTCCTCCCGTCGCCAGTGCGGCACCGCGCTCACCGGCAGCCCGGACAGATGCGCCGTGCGCTCGCGACGGGCCTGTACCTCGTCGGCGGAGGCGGCGCGCGGGGACAGCGGGCGGTCCATGCTCAGCAGGTCGTTTTGATCCAGTGCTTCGGTGAGCTTGCGCTCGTGCGCATCCAGCGCCCCGATCAGCGCCGAGTGCGCCGTCTCGGAGACGCCGAAAAAGCTGTCGTCGATGCCCCGGCGGAAATCGTCTATCGCGTAGATCGGCAGGTTGTCGATGTACGGCTGCGCCGCTCGGGCCACCCCCACCGCGTTCGCCCGCTCGATGGCCTGCTGGCGCTGAAGCGGGTTCCCGTGCTCCATGACGTAGGCAAAACTTTGCTCCAGCACCCCCTCGTTCTCGCTGGCGTCCAGCCCTAAGAGCGCCGCCGATTGCAGGCGCTGGAGGTTGTGCAGGGCCAGCGTCGTGGCGTTCTCCACGTCCTCGGCCTCGGCGGCAAGCAAGGCGTTTAGCTCCCGCTCCAGGGCGGCGGCCAGCGCGCGCCCGCGCTCGTTATCCGGGAACCACTGCCCGGCGCGCAGCGCCTCAATCACTCCCTGCGCTCCGCCCAGATCGCCAGCTTGCAGGGAGGCGGAAAACTCGCCGCGCACCCACTCGCGGGTGAGGTCGAATTGCGCCGACTCGGCAAAGTCCGCCGCCTCGCTCGCCGACATCAGCCCGGACTCCAGCAGCACGCCCAGGTCGTCCTCAATGTCCGCCATCGCCGCAAGGTAGCGTTCTTCGTCCGGGTCGTTCAGCAGGTCGTCGGCGTGCAGCGCCTGCCGGTCGGACAGTAGGGTGATGGCCGTTTGCTTTTGCGTCGCCAGCTCGCGGGCGTGCGCCGCTTCGGCGATGTTCTGATACTCGCCCTCCCCCTGGCGCTCCAGCATCCGGCGCGTGGCCGCCGCAAGCACCGGGTCTTGCGCTTTCAGCACTTCCTCCTGCTCGGAGACGTAGGCGTCCCAGGCGCTCGCGAACCCCTCCGGGTCTAGGCGGTGCGCGCGGCGAAGATCGGAGGCGACGCGGTACCCTTCCAGCTTGGCCTGCTCGGCGTACACCTCGCGGGCGCGGTCGCGGAACGCCGCTTGGAAGCGGGCGGCGAGCGACGGGTCGGGCTGCGCCACCTCGCCGGGGCCAAGGTCGGTTTGGGCAATCTCGCCCTGCTCGGCCTGCGCGGTGGCCGCCGAGCGTTCGGCCTGCGCCATTTCCTGCGCCTGCCAGCCCTCCAGCGCCGCGCGCACGCGGCCAAAGCTCAGCGCCTCCGTGGCCGGAGCACTCGTGCGAAAGTCCCCGCTCGCTAGGGCGCGGGCCGCCTCGTCGTAAATCGGTATGGTCATGGGAGCGCCGCCTCTACTTCGGATCGCTGCTGCGCCTGCCGGCGGAAGTCGATGAAATCACCAAAAAGGTTGAGTCCGCCCTGGAGCGCCGCATCGCGCGCCCGGCGCTGGAATCCGCGTACCTGCGAGCGTTCGCGGTACTGACTGGCCTGTACGGCCATCCGCGTGCCAAAGTCCGCCGCATCCTGCGCCCGCCGGGCGTTGAGCTGCGACTGGGCGGCGAGTAGCCGCGCGGTCCGGCCCCCGCCGATGTTCCCCGCCGACAGGGCGGCGCGCTGAGTACCGAGCACCTGCGAGAGCTGGCGGTGGCGCTGCGAGGCGTCCAAACGGGCCTGATGACGAAGCTGCATCCGCTCCATGCGCCCGGCCATCTGCGCCGCCGCGATGGCCTCGGAGGACTGCTGACGCGCCGACTGGACGCCAAGCATGGTATCCAACGCGGACAGCCCAAAGGACAGCTCGGGGGAGGTCCACCACTTCATTGATTCACCTCCCGCGTGACGGACAGGATATGCGCGCGGTACACCGACGCGGCTTCGATGGTCAGCTTATCGTGCTCGCTCCACCCGAGCTGATAGTACGGGTGAACACCGGTGCGCTGCGGCAGCTCCGAGCCGAGCACATCCCCCGTGCCGCCATACAGCGGATGGTCGTTTACGAACAGTTGATACGCCTCCGCCACCGACACCAGCGCACGGACCACCCGCCGCTTGCGGTTCAAGAACCCGCCGCGCGCATCGCCCGGCACCGCGACCGGCAAAAGCTCCAGCAGCGAGCGGTACGGCAGGCCGATCAGCACATGGTCGCCCGGCTCCAGCCCCAGGTCGGACACGTCAAGGACTCCATACCCCTCATACGTTCGCACGGCAAGAAACCCCCGGTCCTCGGAAATGATCGCCAGCGGCGTCTCGACGTACAGCACCGTCGGGATGCTGATACGCGCCCCCGACTCCCCATAAGGCAACACCTCCACCTCGGTGGTGAAGTCCATGGTGTAGTAGTCCTCCTCCCTCGGCGGGGCCATGCGCGTCACGAACCAGTGGGGGCCGGGAGATATCGTGGAGCCAGTCTCCACCAAAAAATAGAGCGACCCCGTGGTGCTCACCACGTCCCGCACGGCGGCCCGCGCTCCGCCCGGCGTCAATCGCGCCCAGGACGCCACGTTCTCGCCCTGGTCCAGCGTACAGACGCGCACGGAGTTATCCTCCAGCAGCACCACCACGCGCGGCGAGGGGTCGGTCGCGGTCGCCGGACGGTAGGCCGTGCGCCGAATCGGAGAGTGGAACAGGTGCGGGGCGAGCACCGTGAGATCGGACGGCAAGTAGCCGCGCACCGTCTCGTCGAAGGCCACAGTCATAAGCTGCGAGCGGCCCCGGCTCACGAACGCCATTTCCGCGTGGGTCTGGAACGCCGGGATCGGCGCGCTGCCCACCGAGGAGGTCCGCTCCACTGCGAAGTTGGTGGGGGTCAGCCCCCGGTTCTCCTCGCCAAACAGCGCGAACTCGGCTTGCGTCGCCCCCAGGTGCAGCACGTCGGTGGCGGTCATCCACACGAAACGGTCCGCTCCGTTCGCCAGTACCTCGTACTCGATGGGGGAGTCGTCGCGCACGCTGCTCCCCACGATGCGGAACGGGTCGCCCGCCGCCGAGGCCCAGATGGTCGTGGGCTTGTCGTCGGTCGCCGCGAGCACCAACCGGCCCCGGTAGTACGCGCACAAGTGTGGGTTGCCACCGAAGGCGTCCGCTACCGTCGTCGCCTTCATGATCGGCTTGCCGGCAATGGACGGCCCCTGGTAGGTCTCGACGGTGCGCATCCGGTTGTTGTCGGTCTGCTCCGGGTCGCCACTGTCGGGATTGAACGCCTCGACGGTGTACTCCACCCCCTCGAACCAAAACGTATCGCCGACCGAAAGCTGCTCGGCGAATAGGGTGTCCTCCCCCTTCCAGTTTTGGCTGCCCTGCTCGATGTCCACGGTGCCCAGTAGCTCCTCGAACCACTGCACCTCCTCCGCGTGCAGCTCGCCCGCACCATCCACGTAGAAGCGTACCGGGGGGAAATCCGGGCTGGTCACGAACGCCGCCGGTCCCGCCGGGGCGACCGTCGCGTAGGCCGTCATCGGCGGCGGCTCGCCAGTGTCCGGGCCGTGCCACAGCTCGCGCGAGGCGTCATGCTGGATCTCCACCTCTAGCGGAGCGTCTGGGGGGCTGGTGACGCGCATCGCCCACACATAAATAACGCTGCTCATTTCCCCCTCGCCGGGGCGCAAGGTGCGGGCGCGGGTGATGGCGACCAGAAACTCCTCGCCGCCGAGAGTGAGCGCGTGCAGCTCCGGGCGACTAGCGGTATGTACCGGTGCGGGGCCGGGTGGGAAGGTATCGGGGAGGCTCACCGCACCGTTGAACGGCGGGCGGCGCTCGATGGACCCCGGCAGATTCGGCAGCCAGTTTTCCATGTACTTAGCCGCCGCTGAGTATATATCCAGGTCGGTGCGGTCGTGCAGCGCCTCGGACACCTCGCCGCGCGAGAAGCGGGTCGTGTGAACAAAGACCGTCACGGCTGCGTCAGCGGGTTGCCCCGCCGCCTCGCGTAGATACGCATTAGGTTGTAGATGTGCGGCGGCGTCTGCTGCGAGTCGATGGCCCGCGCACGGGGAGCCATCCGCGCCGCCTCGCGGTAGAACATATCCGCTCGCTGCGCCGATTCGGTAAGCGCCAGGGCGAACGCCGCCGCCGTCTCCAGCACCACCAAGCGGCGGAAATACGCCGGCCACACGGACTCCAGCGCCGGGTGAATGTACACCAACCGCGCCTCGCGGGAGTTGGTTAGAAGCTGGTCGCTGGCGATTTGAAAGTAGTCGCCATCGCGCAGCCCCAGGGCGCGGAGCTTGACCACGGGGAGCTGATAGGCATACTGATAGCCGGAATAGAAACGCTCCTCGTCCGGGAGCGACAAGCGGGCAAGCGCGACCTCGCGCAGGGCGAAGTGCCAGGGGTGGTCGGCCAGCAAGGAATGCTTACACGTCTCGTAGGTCGAAGCGGCCACCAGCGCCTGCGCCGACCCGTCCTCCAAGGAGGCTAGAGGGGTGGCACCCAGGCGGATCAGCGCCTCATTGATAACCGATAAGTCGCTGCTCATGTCCCCTCCAAAAACAGCGGGGCGGCCCATCCGCCCCGCCTAGTCCCCCTTCCGGTGTTAGCCCCCTCCCGGCGCGGCGTAGTTGGCCGCCACGGTGACGGGGGTCTCCCCCGTCGCGGAGGTCACGCGGTAGGTGATGCCGGAGGGCACGTCGTATATCGTGTCTCCCGTGCGCAGCATCGACGCCGCGTCGTTAAAGTACCCCGAGCTGGTGACGGTATCCTCGTCCGCGTTGGGGTACGCCCACATCTGGTAGCCGTCGCTGGCCCCGGTGTAGGCCAGCAGGGACAGGTCGCGTACTTCAAAAGCCATGGTTCTCGCCTCCGTTAGCTGGTCGCGACGAGGCGGAACACGCCGTCATCGTCGATAATGGTCGCACCCATCGACATCTTGGCCTTGATCAGCCACGAGTCCTTTTGACTAATCCAGGCCACTTCGGAGTTGATGTCGCGGCTGATGCCGTGCCCAATCGCCTGACGGTGGTAGTAGAAACCCTTTACCCCGTCCGGCAGGTTGGTGTGGACGATCCACGAAAAACCCATCCAGAACGCCGGCGCTTGGCCCGTGACCAGAAGCTGCTCGCGAACGAAATCCGAGCTGGTTGCGCCCGTGATCTCTAGCAACTCTTGCAGCCCCTCGGGGGAAACGACGAAAAAGCGGTCGCGGTCCGCCGGAACGTCCAGCTCCGTGAGGTTGCGCGAGGCTTGCGTGATAACCCGTAGGGTGATCTCGCCGCTAGAGTCGTCGGCATCCGCCGCCACCTGCTCGTTAGGCGTCTGGTTCATCGCCTCAAACAAGATAGCGTCCGTCCGGCGACCCAGGGCCATGCCCGCCGCCTGACTGTACTCGGACACGAGCGACCAGTTGATTTTATCCATGTCTAGGTCGTCGGCGTACTCCGGCGCGAAGTAATCGCGCATGTCGGCGTACCGGCGATCATGCTCTAGATTCATCGGCACCACGTCGGCATGCCGGGCCTTGGTGGTCGCGTCACCCTTTCCGAGAATCGGGAAGTAAATTCGCTCCGCGCCTACGTTGGTGCGGGTGCGCACGGTACCACGCAGCAGCGACGCGCGCTGCTGGTAAACCTGCTTTACCTCGGCGTCGTACTGCTGAATGAAACTAACCGGTGCATAAGTAGACATCTTGGGGCCTCCCCAGTGTGCTATGTAACCAAACGGTTCAGTTACAGCGCGTTCCAGGTTATGCCCAAGACGGGGGCCTGTTAGTCGGCTGTGGGTTTACTCGCGGGGCCGCGTGGCGGTTGGCCGCTCATGCCCCGAATCTAGCGGGGCGCGTGGGGACTGTCAAGCCCCCACGCCAGTTAGTCGTATGCCGCCTGAAACTGCGTGCGTACATACTCGCGATATTGGTCGTCCTGCCAGTAGCGCGGATCGTCCATAAGTTTCTGCAAGTCCTCCGGGGAGGGCCGGGCGCTCGTTGCGTTCGGGGAAATCCCGTGGCCCGCCTCGGCGGCCTGCATCATCTTGTGGATAGCCTCTATACCGTTCGCGGTCTTGCTCATCTCCGCTACCGCCGCATCGGGCAGGTTCTGATTCGCCCATGCCTTTAGCGTCGCGAGGCGGTGCTGGAACGGCTCGGAGTTAGGCTCCATGCCCCAGGTCCGTCCCAGGCGCTCCTGCTGGACTTGCAGGTGGGCACCCTGCACCTCGGGGACGACCGTCTGGTAGAAGTATTCCACGAACTTCTGTGCCTGCTCGTTGGTCAGGCCCAGGTCTTTCATGTCCTGAATGTCATCCTCGCCGAGCGCGTCCACCCCCTCGGGGAGCTGCAAGTCGTACTCCTCGGGCGGCTCGTTCTTCTCGCGGAATTTCTTGGTCGCTTCCTTCCACGATTTGACGAGCTGAGGAATGCGCACCTCGCCCTTCTCGGCGTCCCAGAATTGCTCGGGAATGTCGTCGGGGCGGGCGTGCGGCGTGCCGGGCGTTTGCTCCGGGGAGGCTGGCTCCGGGGCTTGCTCGGGCGTCGGCTCCACACCTGCAAACAGGTTCGGCTCCGGCGGCGTCGGCTCCGGCGGCGTC